AACAAAAACAGAATGAATACAGAGCCTTGGGAGAACCTTCTTTCAAGGCTTCCTTTTTACTTGCGGGGCGGCAGAGATTTTCATTGCCATGCAGCTTGGAAAAGTCTTGTATTTTTGGGAATGAAATGATATTGAAATTTTTATTCAAAATGAAAATATCTTGCTATAACTTTAAAAACATTGTTAATAACTTTATTTTCAACGGTTTTGAGCAATTCATACAAAAAAGATAAACATTGAATAACTTTTCAAAACAAATGAATAATTTTTAGAAAATTGGTGTAAAATTGGTGTAGTGGTGTAAGATTGGTGTAGAAAAGCCCCATACAAAACAAAAAAATATATGACAGAAAGTTGAGCGAAAGATGACACTTTTGGCTCTTTTTTTATGCGAAAATATATTTATAAGGAGGCTGATGGAAATGTTTTCGGATGAAGTATTGGAAAAAATTTTCAGTCGTGAAGATGTAATGAAGATACCTCTTACTTATCAGTCCGTTATGGTTCGGGCAGTGCAAGAGGTTTTAGAGAAGGAGGGAATTGACTATGCAACCAAATCCTTATCAGAACATGAACTATAATATCCAGCAAGCATATCCGCAGTATGGGTACAATCCATACTTTCAACAGACGCGGATGCAGCAACCGCAGATAGAACAGGTGCAGCCAGTAAATCAGCTTCAACAACAGATTCCGAGTGGTATAAACGGTCGAGTGGTACAGTCCGTGGAAATGATAACGGCGAATGATGTGCCTATGGATGGTTCGTCGGCGTTCTTTCCGATGCAGGATATGAGTGCAATATTTGCTAAGTCTTGGAACGCTGACGGAACGATTAAAACCGTAACTTTCAAGCCAGTAAATGAGACTGCACCTCAAAATTCGGCTCAGATTCAAGAAAATCTCAAATTTGAACTGTCGGAAGGTACGGTTACAGCTTTCATGGATAGATTTGATGAACTGTCTGAAAGATTAGAACAGTTGGAACTCTCCGTAAATAAAACCGCTTCAAAATCCAGTACACAATCGACCAAAAGAAAGGCGGATGCAGAATGAAGAATTTATTTCAACTCCTTGGCGGTATAAGAAACCCGCAACAATTTTTACAGAGCATGATGAACAATAGTCAAGTGATGGGAAACCCTATGGCGAAAAATGCCATTGATATGATGCAGAAGGGGGATGCCAAAGGCGTAGAGCAGATGGCAAGAAACCTCTGCAAAGAGAAAGGGGTAAACCCCGATGAAATAATGAAACAAATGAAAGATAAGTTTGGAATGTAAGACATATTAGAGGTTGCGCGCAAAAAACCTTGGTGCCTCTTTATGAATATAAAAAATCAATCAAAAGGAGGAATCTAATATGTTCAACTCTACAAACAATACACCTTTTACTATGCCAGTAATGCCGGCAACAGTCGGTTATGGCAATGACGGTGCTTTTAGCGATGGCGGATGGCTGTGGATAATCGTAGTTTTTGCTTTGCTTTTCGGTTGGGGCAATAACGGTTTCGGCGGCTTCGGCGGTAATGGCGGCGGCTATGTAGCAACAGCAGCTACACAGGCGGATATCCAGAGAGGATTCGACACACAGTCTATCATCGGAAAACTTGACGGTATCTCCAACGGTATGTGTGATGGGTTCTATGCACAGAACACCACTCTGATGAACGGTTTCCATAGTGTTGATAATGCTATCTGCAATCTTGGATACCAGACACAGCAGGGGTTCAATACAACTAATGTTGCACTGATGCAGGGTCAGAACGCATTGCAGGCACAGCTTGCCGATTGCTGTTGCCAGAACAGAGAAGCAATCGCTCAGGTAAGATACGATATGGCGCAGGATGCTTGTGCATTGCAGAACACAATGAACACAAACACCAGAGACATTATCGACAACCAGAACGCAGGAACAAGAGCAATCCTTGACTACCTGTGTGCTAAGGAAAACGCCGACCTGAGAGATAAGGTTCAGAAGCTGGAACTGGCTGCTTCTCAGTCAGCGCAGAACGCTTATATCGCGGCAAATCAGGACGCGCAGACAGCGGAATTGATTAGAAGAATCAACCCTATGCCTGTACCTGCGTATAACGTTCCTGCCCCTTATCCTTATTCTGGATATGGTAACGGTTGCGGTTGTGGTTGCTGATGACAGACAATCAAAATAAAGGGTTATCTTATTTAGATATGCTTACCATCCTGTCTGTGTTTTTGCAGCTTGTGACTTGCCAACAGGTATCGAATGATACGCTACTGAAAGAATTGCATAGGCAGGATGGATATTATCTGGATAAGATAATGAAAGACCAGAAGGAAATACTAAAAATGCTATCTGATATTAAATCAGACTTCGCCCACAGTGGTTGATACAAAGAGGGTAGGCAGAAGTCTACCCTTAATTTTTTAGGAGGTGTTATTTTATGGCTTGTAAGAACGTATGCCGACTTTGCGATAATTTCATTATGTCGCAGTCAGTGAATTTTACAGGCGGAAATCTGATTATAGATTTACCCGCAGGCAGTTATGCAGACTGCCGAAAAGTTTGTATTGTGGTGGCTCAAAAAATCCCCGATACCACTACAATCAATGCTCCTGTTTTTATTACGATTGGCGGTGGGGCTGTGCAGTATCCGCTTATGAAACGTAATTGCAGACAGGTTGTGGCATCTGGCTTGAGAACAAGAACCAGATACAAAACCGTAGTTGAGACAACGAATAATTCTGGATTTTTCAGAATGATAGGGGAGCCCTGCTGTACGCCAGATAACAGATTATCTGCTATCAACGGAGAAAGTGCCCCTGCAACAACTGGAGGAGGTGAATAATTTATGCACATTGAGAGAATGCACAAAATGATTGAATGTCTTTGCGAAAAGGCATGGTCTAAAATGGAAAACGGTCTGGAATGTGTTGATACCGCCGAAATGGGACAGGTTGTTGACATGATTAAAGACTTAAACGATGCCGAATACAAAGCGGTCATTACAAAAGCTATGCAGAAAGCAGAGAAAGAGGACGAAGAAGAAGATAAGGAAATCCTTAGGCGGTTGAAATCCGAATACTACGAGGACGGAGACAGGCGTTTCTACGACCATTACAGATACGCTGACGGTCGATTTGCACCAAAGGGCAGAGGAACACGCAGAGGATATACAGAACCGCCTTACTACTTCCAGACACCCGATATGTATCACGAATGGGATAGCAAGAGCGACGCAGAGCGTGGCAGAGATTTAGACCGTATGGGTGGCAGAATGTACTATACCGAACCCATGATGAGCGGCTACGATAAGGCAAAACGCCACTACACGGAAAGTAAGGAAATGCACAAGGGCAATTCTCAGGCTGATAAAGAGCAAAAGATGCGCGACCTTGAAGCATACATGAAAGAGCTTTCTGGTGACGTGACAGAGATTCTTTCGGATATGACACCAGAAGAACGCACCCTGCTGAAAGCCAAAATGACAACACTGTTGCAGAAAATCGGCTGACATAAAACGGATAGGGGTATTCCCCCTATCTTTTTTAATTGGGGGTGGTAACGAAATGGTATTCGAGATAAACGGTGTAAAATGGAGCGTTATTTCTGTTATGCCGCTCTCTGACTGTCTGCGCCGCTCTGACGGTAGTTTTACAGTTGGCGTGACGGATAACACTACTCACTGCATTTGCCTTTCTAATCGGCTTGTAGGCGGATTTAAGAGGAAGGTACTTATACACGAATTATGCCACGCAGTCTGTATGTCCTATAACATACATATCCCATTGGAACAGGAGGAATTTTTATGTGACTTTGTGGCTACTTATGGGGATGAAGTTTTCGATATGGTAGATATGATGGTCGGGGAAATTCGGAAAACGGCATAAAAAAAGGGAGTATACCGAAATTGATATACTCCCGATTTTTGTGTAGCTTAGGATTGCAGCTTTTACGAAAGGGTGTACTGTTATTATACCATTTTGTTGGGGTCAACACAATGGTTATTTTTTCGTCAGCACTGCAATACTCCCCTTGCTTGTGATGTTGTAGCCAATAGCGTCTGCCACATCCCGAATTTTGATATAGTTTGTGCCGTCCTTCAAAATCCGTTCTGTTGTATGCTCTTTGCCGTCAATAATAACCTTGCATTTTTCTACCACTTCTTCATCCTCCGTTTCGTAGTCGAAAACATCATTTACAAGCAACCAATGCGTGAATTTATTGCACCGCAGGGGGACTTCTCGCACGCCGTATGCAGAGCCGTCAGCAGCTATGTAGTAGGGGTATCCGTTCTTCATTCCAGTGTACACCCCGATATGCCCCTGCATCCAGACTAACGCCCCGATGGGCGCTTTTTCAATGGTGGAAATGGGGTTTACGCTTTTCGCTCTTTCTTTCCACTGGGTACTTCCGAGTTTCACGCCACACGCCCACGAAATCAGACCAGAACAGTCTACACAGACCTTGCCTATTTTCTTTCGGTCACTGTTCCAGACCATCTTTCCGTATTTGTTTTTCAGATAGTTGTAGTTGGCTTCGGTCATTACAGAGCCTTTCATACCATAAACATAATTCGTGCCGATTTTAGAACGGCAAAAGGCTACCAGTTCTTTGCCCGTCATCTTTTTCGCCATATAATCATCCCTTTACAATCTCTTTGACTGCCTTGTTTTCTTTCAGCATTTTTCGCATTTCTTCCAGTGCTTCATCCACCCACATAGAGAAGGTGTCAAATGATACCGCCATAGCAACCGCAGGGAATCTCTGCACGAATAAATCATAGGTATGCCGCAATTTCAGCTTGCCTGTGCCGCTCCCCAACTCTGCTTCTGCCTGTGTGACCGCCCACAACAGCCACTCCTTGACCTTTTCCCGTTGTGCCGCCGTTGGCATTTTCAGAAACCGCCCGATGAATACACCGACCATTCCTGTGACCGCCATCAACGCAACCACCAAATACCAGTTTTCCATTAAAAATGTAATCTTATGCACTCGCTACATCTCCTTTCACTCTTTCAATACAATATCAGCAATACGGATAACGGCTTCAATGCCGTATTTTTCAGCCCATTCACGAATCAACTTGATAACATATTTGTACCTGTTTTCATTTTTCGATTTCCAATAGTAGAAACCGTTTGCAACGCCGCACTCTGTAATTGAAGCAACCGCCACCTGTGCAAGCGGAGATATATCTTTTTCAGTGACGAAAGTACCATATATAACCGCCGCACTCAGGCAGATTGCTACAAAATCAGATATGTAAACAAGTTTCTTGCTCGTTTCCATTTTTCTTGCCATACGATCAACCTACTTTCTCCCAGCCCTGCTGGTATTCCGAGGGCTTCCAAGTATTGTTATCGATGGTCGAGCGATAGCAAACGCCATTCTCCGTGCAACAGTCCCCCTTCGCGTAGGGGCTGGTTGCCAGCGAGATAAAAGGCTTTGCCTTCGCAGGGTCATCACTCCATACAAAACCCCACTGTGCAGGCAATTCCTCGGGTTCGGCGGTGTAAATGGTGCTGTCATATTTCTGTAGCAGCTTTACCACTCTGCCTGCGGTACTCTTGCAGACAAAGCCGACAGGACGGTTCAGCATATTTTCTTTTTCACAAGCCGTCTGGAAATCTGGGATAAACCTGTCCTCAGCGTTTAATTCCGTTCCTGTCATAGTGTCCGCTTTCTCCTGCACCGCCTGCGCCGCTAACTTTGCCATGTGCTTAATTGTTTCCATCATACTTCGTTCACCCCCTCACTGATTGCCGCCTCTAATTTTTCTACCGTTACGCTGTCCGCCGCAAGGGCGTTTAACTGCTCCTCAATACGGTCAAGCTGGGTTGGTTGCGGTTCGGGTTCGGGTTCGGGTGGTGTGTATTCCGAAAACGTACCTGTTTCAGAATTATAAATCATGCCAAGCGCAACCGTATCGTCACAAGGAATGGCAGTCACAGGATTGCCCGATGGGTCGGGTGGGTAGTAGGGTTCTGTTTCCCTGTTTTTCAGAACGTCAATCACTCTGTTTTGTAAAATCATTGCATAGTTTTTCATTTTTCCACCTCCTTACCATTCGATAATAACAATACCATCTCCGCCTTTGCCTCCCTTACCATATCTCTCGGGGTATAAACCATAACCACCGCCGCCACCACCAGCTCCGATACCGCCATCACCTCCGTCATGTGTATAATCACCATAAGAAGCTCCTTGCCCGCCATTATCATATCCAGCACCGCCGCCGCCGCCACCTTTATTACCACCTGATTTTCCACCATACGCCATGAAGTTATCTTGTCCATTTGCCTCCCCATAGCCTCCGACTGTACCTTTATAAGTATTGGGGACTGTGCCGTTGCCAGAAATGCCCCCAGCTACTGTAACTAGTGAGCCAATGACAGTTGAACCGCCAGCCACAGCATCAGTGCCACCAACTCCAATTTTTATAGATATAGCGGTACCTGGCGTAACAGAATATGCTTTTTTAATAATTCTTTCTCCTCCTCCGCCGCCAGCAGCACCATGTCCACCGCCGCCACCACCAAAAGCAGTAACCAAAATCTTCGTCACACCAGCAGGAACGGTAAACGTGCCATCTGATGTGAATGTTTGTGTGCCATGTGCTTGAATTAGAGTACTTAATACTGAATTAACTGTGTCAATTACCCATGCGCCTACGTCCCAACTCATGATACAACACCTCCAATCCTTGTTACTGAGCTACTAGTATCTATTGTAGTAGTTTTCGTGATTACGTTACCGGAAGGTCCAGTATACTTAGATACTACAGTAGTTAGTGTACTTGAGTTCTTTGTAATTATTGTAACAGTTTTACCACCATCGCCATGCGTTATTGTAACTGTGGTTACATTACCTGATTTGCTGATAGTAGTGTCTTCACTTGAAAACCCCTGCACATTCATGAGGGCTTCTCTGTTTAATGGTGTACCCTCTACAGAAGGTTCGTCCGCCATTTCAACCGTCACATATTCGCTTGTTCCGTCTGCATGGGTGATTTTTCTTCGCCCCGCCTGTGTTGGGATTCTATCTAAAAAATCCTTCATAGCAACCGTTCACCTCCGCTATTCATCGTTCCGCAATAGATATATTCCTGCTTCATATTTTCTGTCATTTCCTTGCCGACCGCGGCAACCCGTTCCCAATCGTTGACCTCCTGCCAATCAAGGTAATTGCTTTCTCCGAACACAGGCAATCCCAATCCAACCAAAAACAACCGCACCAGAGCGGTATAATTTGCTCGGATACGGTTGATTTCCGAAAGCCAAGGTATATTGACCTCCTGCCAATCGGTGTAGGTTGTGCCGTTGAAACTCTCCCTGTAGTTTCTGTATGTTCTGGGGATGTAGTATCCTTCATTTTCAAGCCACCGCATCAGTTCCTTGTGGTTGCCCTCAATGCGGTTCAAGTCCTGATAGTTCAGTGCGCCCTTATTGTTTTCCTCGTTCGCCTGAGCCGCTCTCGCCGTAACGGTGTCGGTTACAGTTCGGTTAAAAATCGGTGTTATCCAAGCCATTAGCTGCCACCCCCAATGATATATTGGCACTCGCCCTTGATTGCGCCGTTGTAGGTTAATTTCTGCTGAACCATAGTAACAGGCGTTTCATTCGCGAAGTTGCTTGTGAAGTTGACAGAATCTCCAACGTCCAGTTCTGGATATCCTCTGTCTGGCGCACTGTAAGTGTTGCGCCGCAGAGTGACCGCCGCTACCCAGTTTGCGTATGCGATAGCGTCAGTCTGGTTGTCAATGAGCGTATTGCTAACGCCGCTCAAATCCTCGCCTACGTCACTGTATTTCTTCCTGTACTCGATTTTATTCTCCGTAAGGCTATTCCCGTTGATAGTGACCGTACCTGTCCCTTTGAGCGTTACAACGGTCTTGTAGGCGTAGAATTTCGCCGTGCCGACCATTGTTAAGCCGCTGCTCAATACAATCTGTTGGTTCGTGTACGCCGAATGGGTGAAGGTGTATTCATGCGCCACGTTGGACGATACCTCAGCCGCATTGACCGCCGCCGTTACCTCCGAGTTGACCTTGATGGAGTTATACTCCACCGACAGGTTGCGAAGGGGCGGTATCTTTGTTGTTGTCGGCGTATCCGTCATTTTGTCAAAGTTGATATCAAATCCTGTCGCGCTGTCATTCTCGCGCAAAATCTGAATATAACCGCCGCGGCTATGGTTCATGATACAACGCCCTGCATTTGCTATCAGCTGCAAGCACTCATTCACTTTGGAGGATGGAAGGGGATTGTGCGTGTAGATTGTTTTCAGTGCGTTATCCAGTTCGATTGTATTCTCAAATCCCGCAAACTTCATAACATCTGTCGCAAGGTCGAACAGACTTCTTCCTGCCGCCGAATACACGCCCTCGTCATAGGTCATTGTCAAATGGTCTGCCAGACCCGCACACTTTACGCTGACCTCTGCCACAATTCCAGATTTCGATACATCAAAATCGCCTGTAGAATAAGACAAGCCCCAAGGTATCCACTCGATAGAGCCGTCCGACAATTCATAGCCGTACTGGTAATTGACAGGCTGTCTGCTTTCCAGATATTCCCATAAGCCCGATGGGTTTTCTGGGTCATATCTTCTTTGCGTATCAATCAGCGTAAATTCAAATTCCTGCTTTGGAATCTTAGACGAAAGCAAGTCAATCTCCTTTGTAGAAGAACAACTTGCAATATCATCCGAGCCTAATCGGCTAACCAGACCGTATGTCAAGGAAAGCAATCTCGCCCTGCGGTGCGGTATATTCGAGTTCAGCCAATAGAAGGACAGTTCATTGCATAACGGAATCTGGTCTGCCATTTCCCAATATGTAGTATCAGGCGAGTAGGTTTTATCGAATACAGATACAGAATCTTTCTTTGCCAGAATCCGAAAACTGTTCGGGTAATCACCCATGCTGTCATCAAACTGGAAGGTCAGCCCGGGAAACTGCACATAATCGCCGAATGAAATTTTCACAAGCGGATTTGTAGTGTATGTCCCTGCATCGCCGCTGATTGTCAATCCTGCATATCCCTGATATATAGGGTTGTTCTCTGGCGGCAGAGGGTTCTTTCCGTCTAGGATAAATCTGTTTCGCTCCAGCGTCTGATAGGTGGATGGGGCGGTTGTGCCGACATCCACGCTGTCAACATCGCTGTACGGCAAATGACCGTTATCTGTTTGTGTACTCAAGCCGGGTGCGTCTGGGTCTGTCACGCCAAATACAATTCTCACATAAGAAGGATTGCGGAGCGTTTGCTCTGTTTCCTCTTTCCATTTTGCTGTTACCGGATACATAAAACCACCGCCTTACTTCCCTGTATCTATAAGCGAGGCTTTCAGACCTGTAAACATTTTCGGTGTGCCATTCTCGGACACCCAATATGTAGAAACGGAATAATCTCCCCAATACATTTCCCTTGTGATGAATTTCCCTTCCTTCGGGTCATAATAGGTCACTTCGCCTATGAAAGTTTCGACCAGCTGCAAAATCTTCTGCAATTCCTTTGGATAAATAACCTTCCACTCCAATGTCAATTTCACTTGGCGGCGGTTTATCTTTTGAGCTACCACAACGCCATTTGCATTTCTGCCGCTGTCAACCAACTGTTGACCTTCGTATTCCTGCACAGAAGGGCAGGTAATTTCTGTGCCGTTATATTTGATTACTGCCACAAAAACCACCTACCTTTGAAATGCACCAAGACCAAAGTTTATCCCTCGTCTTGCGGATACTTTCTGCTGATTGTTATAAATAACGTCTCCATCCAGTTCAATCTTCTGATTCAGTTCGATTGGCTGGCTGCTGCCGTTCGCCATTGCCTGTGACATAGCCGTTAAAACAGCATTAAAAATTGCACGTTCTATCTGGTCATTGCCGCCAACGGCTGTTTTGCCGCCAATACTTCCGACCAGTTCCGGTCCTTCCTCTCTTGCAATAAACATTTCGCCAGACCGAGGAAAACCGCCATTCGCAAACATTTCTATATTGAAACGCTGTGCTTGTTGCATGGTGTAGCCGCCAACATGACTGTATTTCTTACCAGTCAATCCTGCCAGAGAGTTTGCGTCAGAAACCATCTGGTTCAGCATCCTTGTAACCTCGTCAGAAACTTGCTGCAAGGTCTGTCTGATAGCATCAAACGTGTTGTAAATGCCGTCATAGGTTTTGTTAAGGTATTCGCTCGTGCTTGTCTTGAACGTGTTTCCAAATGTCAATGACAGTGCATTTATCTGTGTGTAGAAGTTCTGTATTTCAGATGTGATGGCATCTTTCGTTTCGCTAAATTTTGCACGAGCAACGTCCCACACTTCGTTCCACTGTGAAATGTCGGGTGCTTCTAAGGAAACAACAGGGGTAAGACTATCACTTCCAGAAACCTTGTTTACAACATCGTTTATGACATCACCGACACCGCTTACAGATTCTTTCATACCATCAACGATACCTGCGCCGATGTAAGTGCCGACTTCTCGCTTAAACAGTTTGGAAGGGGAGTGGATTTCCGCCGCGCTCTTTGTACCGCTAAGTATTCCACTTACAACTTCCTTCACGCCAGAAGGAACTAAAGAGAGCAAACCTTTTTTAATGCCTTCCCACATCCATTTACCGATTTTCTCAATCGTGCGTCCCATGGATGTTACGGCATTGTATACGCCCTGTGGTATTCCTTTAAACAGGTCGATAATCATTTTGATTTTTTCTGGTATCGAAGATGAAATCCAAGTTGAGATATCATTTCCCCATGTAGGGAAGATGGAGGATATTAAAGTTGAAATTGCAGTGCCAATTTTAGACGGCAATTCAGAAAACCACTTGACAATATCACCTATAATCTGAGGTATTGTTTCCGTGAAGAAATTCTTAATTGCAGTCCATTTTTCAGAAATGGTTGTTTTGACGGCTTCCCACAATTCAGATGTTGCCGTCTTTAATTCATTCCATTTTTCTGGGTAGTAGCTTACAATCTCATCCCATGTTCTTTTGAAGAAGTCTTTGATAGCGTTCCATACTTCGACTACTGTTTTCTTAATACCATCCCACAACTTTGCAAGAAACTCTTTTATCTCATCCCAATGCTTTATAGTCATAAAAACGGCTAATATAGCCGCCCCTATGGCAAGTCCCCAAGGACTTAATATAAACCCTGCAATCTTCGGTCCAAGACCAGCAATAGCGGTTCCTATGCCAGTAACAATCTCCGAGCCTGCTATCTGTGCCGCGATTGCTTTTGCTATTGAGGCACCCAGACCCGTAAATTTCAATAATGCAACAGCGGCTATGATAGTCGATTCTATCGGCGCAACATCAACAAAGCCATTCCACGCTTCAAGTGCCGCCGATATTGCTTCAAATATCAGCGTTCCGATATTGGACAGAATGGTGACAAAATCAATTTCCTTTATGAATGTTCCAATTTTCTCTCCTATCATTGCCCAATCTGTACCCTGTACGGCTTTTATTAATGTGGTTAAAATACCGTTTATCCATTTATTAGCCGTATCTGCGGCAAGGACAAAATCGAAAGTGGAGAAAAACGTGTTAATTCCAGCTGCTATGGACAGCCCGAAATTAGACCAATCAAATTTAGTGCCAAACGAATCAAGGAAATGCAATGCAGTATTCAAAGCTCCTGCTATTGTTGCTCCTAAAGCAGAAAAAGTGTCTGGAGATATTAAGCCATTCAAAAAACTTGCCAATCCTGTTCCGAATTTGTCTGCCTTTTTATATATTGCATCCCAGTCGATACTGCCGAGCGCATCTTGTAATTTTTTCCCCAAATCAGCACCAAGGCTGTAAAAGTCTCCTGTTTTAAACGCTTCTTTTATTCTGTCGGCAAGACCTTTTATCTTGGAATCAATCTCGACAGTTTCAAACATATCGGTAGGGAGAAGGTCTCCTGCACCGCCGCCTGCACCTCCATCCGCACCGCCGCTATCGTTCTGCTTGGTGTCTATGATGTGCAATTCATCAAATCCGAGCGTATAGTCCTGCATTTCCTTTAATGCCTTAGCCGCTTTTCCTGCGCCGCCTGCCGTTTTTTGCAGACTCTTTGCGTAGTCCATCTGCACTTTTTTAGCCTGCACCGCATATCCTTTGCCTGTCAGTGCCGCAATGAATTGTCCCAACATATTGATTGCCTTCGCAAGCCAACTAATGAAAGTAGCAAGGTAGGGCGCGACAACAGAAAGAATAGGCTCAAACGCCGCCGCAAATGCGTTTCTCAACTGCATTAAAGCGGACATCATAGAGGAAATATTGGCGTTTACCGATTGGCTGTACTGCGCTAAACTCTGCATACCTTCGGCAAATGCAGACTTAATGGTAGAAATCAACTGAAATACAGTGGAGTACAGCACAGACATACCAACCATTTTAGGCAAAGAAAAACTATTGCGACCGCCAGAGCGACCAAAAAGCCCACCGGATGAACGACCACGAGATTTATTTGAGCGTTTCCTTTGTCCTTCTCGTTGCGTTTTTTTGCCCTGATTTTCCTGCAATCCTTCTTGAATACTTGGTATTTTAGAACGTGCAAGTGCAATAGTATCTTTCAGATTAAGATTTGCTATTTTTGATTTTTGGCTTATTTTTTCCAACTGCTTTTCAAGTGGCTTTAACTGTTTGGCATTTGCGCCGGCAGACTTTAATTCTTCTATGGTTTCGGTCAGAACTCTAACCGTATTTTCCATATTTTTAAATTCTCGTTCTGCCTTTTCGATTTCTGGAAACTTAATTTCGCTAAGTCCGAGTTTTTCTAAGTCAACTCTAAATCCATTGATAAGACTTTTGGATTCCTCAATAGTTTCAGCGAATTTCCCGTTATCAATATCCAGAACGCCTGTCATGCCAAGATTTTTTGAAATCTCTTTTTCTATTCCGGAAAATCTGTCTGTTTTTGCGGCGTTTTCAGAAACGCGTTCCATTGCGGCGGCAAGCTGTCCTGCAACGGAAACAGCACTGCTTGTTTCGCTCGTTAAATCCGACATTGATTTTGCGGCATCCTGTATCGGTTTTCCGTTAATCTGCTTGCCCATGTCAAAAATAGGGATGTCCTTCAAATGGCTATAATCTTCAACAGGTGCAGATTCTTTTTTTGACTTTTTTGCAAGTTGTCCGAGATTCACGCCTTTTAACGAAGCGCCGATTTCCTTTGCGCTTTTTGCGGCTTTTGAAAAGTTTTGTGCTATGATTCTTGCTTGTTTCGCAAATTCTTTTATTCCGTTAATCTCTATTTCTGGCGTTTTAATGCTCTCCAAAGCAGATTTAATTTCACGAATCTGTTTTGTGGAATCCCCTGTTTTCCCGATACCCTCAATAGTCTTGCTTAGCTTTTTGACAGACTTTTCCGCCTCTGCGGCATCCGCAACAATCTTTATCTCAAGTTTATCTATTTCACTCATTATTCATTTCCACCACCTTCCCGTGAGAGATTTCAAAGTTAGACTGCATGGTTTTCAAACGCTCAACAAACAATTCACGCTGCTTTTGCAATTCATCATCGGAAAGGGGTTTGTTCTGCTTTTCGATTTCTTCAAAGAACGGATTTTTGGGATATTCGGATTTCGCTTTTCTTCCTGCCAAATTTCGCTCTACACCGACAATTACAGCAGAAAGCATATATTGTCCGTTTATCCAATTCATGTAATCTGCGTTTCTGACACGTTGGTTGTACCCCTCTGCAATCGCAGACAATATTCTCGGATTCATTCTCCAAAATTCATCCCACGAAACCCCAATAGCGTATGCCTGTGGGAACCATTCAGAAATCAACAACTCACGAAACGATTTGTAGTTTTTTCTTATTCCGCTTCGCTCTGATTTTCCGCAGTTTCCGCTTCCGTTGTCTTGTTGGCAGCCCGAAAAAAATCAGACTGTTCCATAGCATCAGACATAGCTTCTGCCATTTCCTCAAAACTTCCACCAGAAACAATGTGTTTCTGCATTTCTTCCCCAGCTGCATTTCTTCCAATGCCGGCACAGATACCGAAATACGCTCTCATCATAGACATAGGTTTATCCTGCATGACCTCAAGAGAAATACCTTCGTCCTCCAAGTCACAAACGAGGTTAAAATCAAATTCTTTTGCCTTATATACTTTTCTGTTAATGGTAAAGTTTTTCATTTGCATATCTCCTTTTTTGAACAAATAAAAAAGGGATGGGTCTTTCTCCATCCCTTTAAGTTTTATTAGTAGTAATATTCGGCTGAATTGGCGTTTTCTTCGCTATCCGTCACAGCCTGTTCATTCTGCGAATAGCGTTTTATTCCCCCGTGAACGCAACCGTAGCATCCATGCCCTTATATTCTTCAATCGTCAGTGGCATTTCAACTGTCAAAAGTTCGTTCTGGCTGATTTCTGGCTGTGGTATCTGTTCGGGAGGCTGTGCCACAACAAAGAAAGAGTTTTCCAAACCTGGAATGATTGTTTCAAACCACATTCTTTTGCCGCCTGTCAAACCCTTGTATTCTGTAATCAGATTCTCCCATTCTTTTCTTGTATCATCAGTAAGGTTTACTGTGACATTGAAAGAGCCGCCTGTATCAGCCCTGCCCTTAACGTATCTTGTAATTTCATCTTCCAGCCCAGAAGCCTCAATCTGTTCTGGCTCAATAGTAACGGCACCGATATTATTTATTCTCGTAAGCCTTTTGAAGCTTGTCGGTTTTGTTCCTGCTGTGGTTTCCACACCATAACCAAATGTGACTCCCAAACTGGAAATACCTGCTACTGCCATATTTCATTCCTCCTTTTTTGCATAAAAAAATAAAGCCCTAAATGGCTTTATCACGTTAAACTGTCATTTGCTCCTATTGTCCTTTGGAATCTTGCGGTACTTCTGTATGTATCCCCCTCATTAAATTCTGGAAGGGCAATAACCTTGAACCGCATTTCCTTAAATACATCTGCTACAACAGACATTATTCTGCCTACATCCGACTGGTTTGTGTTTGTGAATACATCCACTTGGAATGTTTCCAAGGTTGCGTTTATGGAAAGTCCCTCAAGGTCTGCTCCACGTTCTGCCGCCGCCATACGATGAATATAAACTGTAGGGAATATGGCATCACTTAATTTCTTTCCGTTGCTTGTGAAGTATATGGTCGGATATTTCGATTCCAATTTTGGCTTGGCTTTCGCCTTTACGATTGAAAACACAACCGTTCCAAGGTCATAAGCCCATGAATTATCACTCAACCAAACACCTCCTTTGCAACTTCCGCAATCTTTTCTGCTAATTCTATGGAAGTTTCATACATAAACGGGCGAGAGGGCATACCCTTTGTCCAGTGCCATTCGCCGTCACGAAAGTAAAACCATCCTTTTTCTCCATGATTATTTACGTCATACTTCCAACCAACAATGCCAATATCGGGATGCGGATTTTCCTTCCCGACAACGGCTGTACCGAATTCAATAAATTTTGCCCAAACGCATCCAGTGTACACAATCCACGTTGCACCTTTTTTAATAACCGCCCCTTGCTCATAATTGATACTGCTAAGAAGTTCTCCTGTATAAACAGCATCGTATTGAGCAACCTTCATTTTGGCGGTCTGTACGCCGATTTGAGCGAGTTTTTTCGCAAACTCGTTACATTTATCGGTCAAGCTATATGCGTAGTTCTCAACCTCTTTTACGGCGTTCTGGATGGACTTATTGGACATGATATTGATTGATATTTTCTTAGGCATAGAACCACCTACAAAATTTCAAGTTCTTGGAATACTTTTAATATTTTTGGCGATTGTATTGCAATCCAGTCAACCATTTCCTCGTTCTCAGCCCATGCGCCATAAATTCCATGTGTATTGGAAGATAAACCACTTTCAAAAAGAAAGGCATGGACTATCTCATGCCTAAGTTTCCTTTTATTTAAGTTGATTTTCCCATCTTCCGTTAGGTATTTTTCTTTTGGATTTAACACATAAATCAATTTGTCATAGAAATTGCACAGAGCGTCCGTTGATTCCTCAAAATCAGAAAATCGTTCTGGATATTCATCCACAAACATAATTGAATATTCCTCTCCGAGAATATTTACTGTTTTGTTTTCCATACTGCACCTACTTTACATTCTTTTGCAAAAGAAACAAATCAACCGTCAGACCTTCATCCGCAACGCCCTTGACAATGTAATCACAACTCGCCTTATCGACCATTGCCGCTTTATACTGCACCGCTGATTTCTTCCACACCAAATCACCGACAGACAAAGGAAGTTTCCCCTTGTCATCGACAATCTGAACGAAATTTGTTGAATTATCAACACCAAACTCCTTAATAAGAGATTCGCTCAATTTGTTGCTTATGGAGGAATGGAAGGGTATAGGCACACCGTATCCCATTGTGTATTCCCCTGTCTCTATCGGCACTTGGTTTCCGTCCACAGTGATGTATTTCAAATTGCCATCCTCGTCCGTATCATAGACAGGGACTTGACCGATTTGCTTTGAATAGAACATCTTTTGTCTGTTAATATCGAGCATTTGAAAACCACCTACTCATGATTCATTCGTTCCTCAAGAGTATCAAGCCTATGATGTGCAGATTTAAGGCTCTGCTCCAACTTGATAATCTTATCATTGTGCTTATTGATTTCTTCTCTCATTGTGGATATTTCCGACTTTATTTCCTGTGTTGTTCCTGCGATAGCATCCAGTTTCATATTGATTCTGGTGTTATCCTTCACACGCTCCTCAATATCCTTTGTGTCTGTATGCTTGCTACTTTTCAACCCAAAAAAGACGGAAAATGCCAAAGATACTATACTTATGAGGTATGCTATTTCGACTTGCATTTCTGTACCGCCTTTCTGCTTAATAATTGTGCATCAGCCCACCGCCACATAATACGATGCACCCCTGCTGCCATTTCGTTAAAATAATGAAATCTATCGAATTTAATTGAAATTAAGTAGAAAATTTAATTAAATTTCATTTATTTTCGATTAAACTTTCATTATTCTATAGAATTATTGAAACTATACTTTACACTTTGAAACAGCAACGCACCAAAAACGACTAAAGGGGTCGATACCAACCCCTTTAAAGAACCTTTACAAACGGGTATACGCCAAAGAACAAATCCTCTCTATTCTTCCAAGAACGGCTCACTCCGTTTTCAGAATAGCTTGCCATATATGCTTCTCCTGCCTGTGAGCGGTCATATACTGCCAAGTCAACGATATTGTTCTCAAACCTTTTCAAATCCTCCGCAATATCATCCTCCGAGTATGTATCTGGATACATACGCTTTATGGCAATCTCTTTTTTTGCCTGTTCTATCAGTTGATTTAAGAGTGGGTTTTCTTCCTTTCGGTCGAATACCACAGTATCGTCCTCGTCAACGTGAAACTGCCGCAGTCTGATTTTTACTTGCTCTAAAATGCTGTAATCAGCCATAAGAAATCACTCCCCTTACATGCCAAACGCAGACAAGATGTACTGTTTCAGTTCTGTGCCGTTCATTTCAGCCGCGCCATCAATGCCAACCTTCAACGCCAACTGTCGCAGTTCATCAACAGGCATGCGCGCGATTTCGCTTTTTGTATAGGCTTTCTTGCCGTTAGAATCTGGCACTTCCTCGAACGGCTCATACCAGATTCCGTTATGTTTTACTTTGTGGTCGAATTTCATTTAGCCGACCTCCTTTTTAGTAGCATTTAATAACATAGGTGCTGTCCATTCTCTCATAAGAGGGCAGTACAATTTCGGATACGGTTGTCTTTGTCTGCACAGGGTCATTAGAAACCGTTACCGCAACTGCAACACCTGTATTGACAATGGATACATCCGCATCTTTGCTGCCCATCAGCGTTCTTTCTTCTGGTGTAGTACCGTACCATGTGTTGCCCAGTGCGCCGTTAGGAATCAGTGTCGCGAAACCATCTGGATAGAATTTGGCAGCGGTGCCAGCTTCGTTTTTGTACTGCTTGGAATAAACAACGATGTTGATACCCAATTCAGCAGAGAAGATTTCCTTCACCCTGTTATCGTTCATGAAGATACTCGCCGTTACATTCTGCGCCAGAATTGCGGACTTGATTTTCTTATTCTGTTTCAGATAGTCCATGGTCTTTCTGGAAATAATCATGATAGAAGGTCTTTCGCCTGTTCTGGATTCTACGGAATCAAGCGCGGTCGCGATATCGTCCATGGGGTCAGAGTTTTCGGTATCAGACCATTTATCGGTTGTTGTTGTCAGTTCCGCAAAGTTGTTTGTTTTGTACTCGTTGTTAGGGTCATAGTTGTATGCGTATGTAGCGCCGTCCGCCTGAATGGAGATTTTAGGAGAACCATCAGAAGGGGCTAACAGCTGCATAATCATTCTCTCTGGCACAACATTCGCGCCTTCAATCAGAGTGTTTGCATCGTCAAAGATTCTGCTCAAAACATCTGCTGCGTAAGGGTCCGCTGTATCCTGCACACGCATGATTTCCTGTTCGTCAATTTCCTTGACAAGCATAGATTCGCGGAAAAACGCCATTTCTGTTTCTGTCATCTTGAACCCTTCTCTGCTTCTCAGTGTAGAAACCGCATCGAAATTGGAAGGTTTCAGAGAAACAGGAAGTCCCTTTGAAGTCTTAATCCATTTCAGGTCAAGACCCATTTTCTTTTTTGCAGGGAACAGACCTTCGCCAAGATAGGGGATTCTGTTACTTGCTACTTCTGCCTGCACAAGGGCAATCGCCTTTGCGTTATATACATCTCTAATATTCATTACTTTTTGCACCTCCTTATTCAAATACAATCAGCGGCAGTGCCGTCTTTACCGCCGCCGCAATCGTAATCCCTGCGTTCGCGTTCGCATTTACTTCGTTTACACAAGCAAAAGCCTTGATGATAGTGCCGTTAGGGTTAGAATCGTACACGTCATAAAGCAGGATACCGACTGCCGCCGAATCACCACTTCCACCATTTACCTTTTTCCCCTCTGCTGAAATGGGATTCCCAGCCTTGCAAACGCCATCTGTAAACGCCGATGCATCCAGAGTGATAGGTGTGAACAATTCACCGCCAAGTTTTCTTTTCAGAATTTCATTTTGCGTAGTTACTCTTGATTCTTTAAACTTCATTTTTTCATCCTCCTTACATATAATTTTTCAATACAGATTCCGCCGTTTTATTTGCATCGGAAAAAGCACCGCCGATTTCCTTTGCCATCTTTTCAGCGTCCGTTTCTTCTTTTCCGTTTCCGCCAGTACCGCCGCCGGGATTCTGACTGCCTGCCGCAATTTCATCTTCCTTGGCTTTGGCTGCTGCCGTTTCTTTTTCGGTAATAATCTGACCGAGAACGTCATAATCAAATGTGCCGTCATCCTTCACAATCTGCGCCGCCTGTTCAGCGGTTACTTTGAATTTTTCAGCCGCCGCCGCTCTCTGGTTTGCCAATGTCTGCGCCTTTTCAAGTTCTGCGATTCTAGCGTTTGCTGTTTCCAATGCTTTGTTTGCTTTTTCAGTTTCAGACAGACCATTGGATTCCAATTCATCAATCTTCGCCTGTAATTCGTCTGCCTTATCGGCTTTTTCTTTGTACTGCGCAGCTTTATTTTTTTCGGTCAAAACTTCCTTGTTGCTCTGATTCAGCAGATTAGTAATCTGTTCATCGGTTGCCTCCGGGAAAAGTTTCAGCACATCTTCTCGTTTCATGGTTATTACCTCCTGTTCTTTTACTCACGCTTTTGTTACCGCAGGTCGCACCTGCCGAGTTTTGCTATTTACCGCATAGCTACTTATTTTTTTTGCAAACAAAAAACAGCCGCTAAGGACTGTTTAAGTTTTCGTGTATTTAAGACTGCATCTGCAATTTACAATTTCCTCTGCGCTCGCTCCCAAAGAGTAGTCACGAGGGAAAGACATCTCGGATGCACCTATTTGAAAAGAATCGAATATCCCGACTTTATATCCATTCGCTTCGGCGTGTGTATGCCGCACCTTATCATCAAGCATGGTTATCCAAGTCTTGTACTTATAACCCTGCTTAACCATTCTGGTGTATTCTCGGTAGTTGCCTATGGTATTTGCTTCGTTCGCCGCAATGTTCATGGCACGCTCAACAGATGTAAAGTAGGGCGTATCCTTATTTTCAATCGTTGTTCGGATAATATCTTCTGTGATTTTCTCCGAATATTCTTTTATGTATGCTGGTGGCTCTCTGACCTTTAGAAACTTCAACGCCGCCTTTTCGTATTCTGCGGAAAGACTTTGAATGAAGTCTCCTTCATTTCCTTCTTGTTCCAAGAAAGCATAAAAAAAAGAAATAAAAATCGGCTCAAGTTCTTTTGCCAACTCAAGCCGTTCTTTCTTTTCTTCGTCAGATATTTCCATTTCGCCGAAATAGGTTTCATATACAATTTTCTCTGTATGCAATTCGTCATTCGGGATTCTTGACATGAAACCACCTCTTTATTCTTCTGCAACCGTTTGAGACTGTTTTGCAATCTCATCTGCTTTGCGTTCCTGTTCTTCCTTTTCTTCCGCTGTCTGCCACAAAGCGTCCATATAAGGCTTTGAAAGAAGGAATGTTTTTTCAGAATCTCCCCACAGACCAACTGTTTTAACCGCAATAAGAGGGTGTATTCCTGCCTGCAACAGTTGGTATAGCGTCTGTGATTTTGTATACATATTATCTTGCGGACTATGATTTATCTGCACATCGAAATCCCTTGAAGTAATGCCCAAATCATCATGCTTAATGCGAATGATATTCAGCACTACCTTTGCAAGACGTTTCTCCGCCGCTTTTACGATAGGGTCTTTCAGTTTTGCCCTTGTCTTAGAGAAGTCCCATCCGTTACGAAGCTGTACCGCACCCTGCGTATCACCGCCAGAGTTGTTGTTGTTTTTATTCGGTATTGCAAGGATGGAAAGGGCATTGTCCCAAAGGTCATCCTTTGCAACCTGTGATTCTGTCTGGTTCAGTTCCTGTGTCATGATATCGACATCGGCTTTGTTTTCTCCGTTATTGGACCTGACTACCAGAGCGCCTTGCTGTTTCATCTTTTGATAGGTTTCGCTATCCACATCACAGTTCACGAATTTCACCCATGACTGAACGAACTGCTCAATAGAATCCATGCGGTTTGATTGCATATTGTTGATAGAATCCAGAATATCAATAACAAGCTCGATATCAGACAACCGCTCATGGTTATTAGGGTATTCCACAATCGGTATGCCGCCGAAAGCATGAAGTTTCCAATTCGTGACCTCCGAATTATGTATTTCGCAGGAATGTGTTTCGGTGAAGCACAGTTTATACCATTCGCCATTCTTATTTTTCAATTCCTGCACAGCCAGTATCGGTTCTTCTGTGCTGCGGTTGTAAATAACAAAGGTGTTTAACGGAGTGGGGGAGACAATGCGAAATTTTATATCTCCATCTGAAAACTGTGCCGCCTTAAAGGAAGTGCCTGTTGCTGACTGCCATTCGCCCGATTTAATATCCTTTGACTGCTTATCTACATCAACCATGTAATCATTCAGAATATCTACAGCCTTGTTTATCCGCTCATCGTCCTTGCGGCTAACAAACTGCACAGGCTCACCGTAGGTCTGACCAACCTTGAACTGTACAATCTCATAGGCGTGGTTTTCCACAATCTTATTTATAATATCGTCACGCACAATCTTCTGGCGATAACGTATCGGCTGGTCGCCTTTGTAGTAGTGCCAGAGGTAATCAATCGCTGTTTTATTGAGATTAAAAACGCCTATGCACTTGCCAAGTACACTTATGATATTATCAGGCGTTATCTTTTCTGCGTCCGTATACGCCACTTTTCTGCCATAGCACCCATGCAGGATATCTTGAAGTGTTCTACTGTTCATAAAGCACCTCCTTTCCAAAAAAAGACAAAACAAAAAACACTGGAAAGCACCAGTGTTTGTCTGTTCGCATTATTCTTTATTATAACTATAGCAGATTTTTTCGGGACATTGGGGACAACTTCCTATTTTTCAAGAAAACGATAGAACATTTTCTTAACGCTGTCCTCTGTATTTCCGCCGATACGCTTTGCAACGTCCCCCCAAGACAACCCATCGACAAATCTAAGATGAATAATGCGCCGCATGTGGCTGTCCTCAACGGTCGCAATAAATGATTCTATCTGATTGATAGTTTCCATGATTTCCATTTCTAGGGCGCAAAGTGTAGCTTTTCTGGAATAGAGCAAGGCTTTCTTACGGTTGTATTCTGGGTACGGAAATCCTTCGATGGTAAAACTCTGCCAGCCGCCAATTCCACCAGAAACCTTGTCTCTGACGCTACCGTCTTGCTCGATTCTTGCTATCTGTTTTTCAAGGGTGTTTATTTTCTCTCGCACCTCAACGCATTCCTGCTGTAAATCAGTGTATTGTTTCAAGATTTCTTTCGTCACCAAGATGCACCCCCTCTGAATGGATTGATAGCCGCTTCTACTTTTGCAGTTCTAGCACCCTTCGTAATTCTGACCGCGAAGTTCGAGAATACGTCTGGAACGTCATCGAGCTGCTTCTTTCCGCTTACTGAATATCGTTTTAGAAGAGACATCATAACTCCGTATGGTTCTTTAGGCGTATACAAGGACTGATCTTTAAAAATAATGTGTTGCAGGATCCAGTTTGAGCACTGAAAAATCCTTGCTTCTTTGTTTGTCTCTGTCGGCGTATCTGTAATATTGCAAATCCAACCCTTAGCCTCTACACGTTTATTCACTTCCATAGCAACCCTGTCTCCGCCTGCGTTTCGCTCAAATTCGCACTCCTGTACTCCATTATTAACAATAGCATTTGCGGCGTTTTCGTACTGCATTTCATAGTCTGCGGTATTATCGCAAACGCAATCCACGCAGTAGTAGTCATCACCGTATTTTTGCAGGATTGGCAGGACAAAATAGTCCGTTCCTTTTCCTTTCGTGTCGCACTGTGCAGTGATAATATCCGGCTCTCCGTGTGGAAGATTGAGGTATCGGCGTATCTTGTCATCAGGGAATACCAGACCCTCTCGCTCAATGGGCTCCTGTTTATATAGGCACCTGTAGGAAATATCGTCCATCAATAGTTGCTGGTCTTCAAAAAACGCGACATCGAACCCGGAAAACTCATAATCAAAATTGCTTTCTCCTGTTACAGGGTCGATGTCAGGAACCGAAATTACCTTTACCCTTGAGTTGCCCTCATACATATTCTGTATGCGCCCGATAACGTCATGAACACTCCATCTGGTAGCAATATGTATCTCCTTGCAGTTATGCCCCGTAGTGTCCTGTATTTTTCTCTGTCTTGCGTCAACAGCGTATTTGTTCCACAGCTTATCAAGTATCATAGGGTTCATTGCTTCTTCGATACCGCCTATCATATCGTCAACAAGCAGAAATTTCGATGCACGAACCTTACCGGCGTTCTTACTACCTACGGATGTACACTGAACAGAGGGGAACGGCTTATATTTCCCGACATTAAACTGCTCCATCTTGGCGTTTGTGTTTGTTACGCTAAGATTGGGAAAGATTTCATTCCATGCGTATTCATCCGCGTTGGTGACAATATCGTACATGCCATCGTAATACATTCTGGTAATATCACCGCTATGAGAATAAAACAGATTGAAGTCCTTCGGATACCAACCGATAATCGCGGCATTGAAGAATTTCTCGATTGTCGTTTTCCCGGCCCCAGGAATTAGGCTGATACACAGAATATCGTACTTATCATCAATCATCCCTTGCAGTGCATCTACCAGACCAATTTTTAAGAACTGTTTTCTTCTCGGCATATAAAACCGTTCTTTCGGCTCTCTTTTGTGTTCGATATAACGAAAGAAACTATCGACAACCTTATTCTGCGCTTCCAAAAGCAGGACGGAATAAAATCTTTCAATGATTTCATAATCTACCTTTTCCGAAAACGCGTACTTTTCCAAATCCCAGATAGTACCGCCAGAAGAATTAAGGCAGTAGGCTTCAATGATTTCCTTGCACCGCGCGGACAGTTCTAAGCCATAGGAAATATCTTTTTCGTTCGCGAACGCCGTATTCACAGCTTCGCAATAGACATCTATAACCTGTTCATTGATTCCATTTTTTTCTATGTATTTCTCGTAGTCCTGTACGGCACTTATCAACTCAAAACTTGCCATTAAAAAAGCACCTCCGCTCAAATAAGCAAAGGTGCAAAAATCCTTTGCCCTCAGATGTTTAGGGTTAGCGGCTAACTTCCAAATTGTTAGTCGGTAATGATATTATATTTTATAAAATTCTCTTGTCGGTGCATGGTATCTTCTTCCGTCTGGACAAAGAATCATAGTCTGTTCTTCAAGAGAAGTAGGGTAGTAGAATTTTTCTACAATTCCAACCACGCCACTCACGCCACATATTACTTTATCTCCGATATTGATTGCATTTTTAATCCTAAAATTACTCATTACTCATAACCCCCTCAAATTCCTAAAACCGCTTTTAAAACAGTTACACACCCCTTGCGAGTTTCATCGTCTATGCAGTTTCCACATTTGTTATATATACAAATGGATAAATTGCATTTCGTATTTTCGTGGGCGTTTCTGAATTTTTCAACAAACTCTCTGAAATGAACGCCGCTAATTTCAACGTTGCTCAGCGCATTATCAACAGTTTCTTCCGCCAATTCTTCAAGTGTTTTTCTTTTCATTACCGCACATACCTTTCTTTCCTTCTCCACGCCTCATCATTGTACTTCTCAAGCCATTTGCACCGCTTTGCGATACATTTATGCTTATAAGCAAGCTCCTTGTTCAACGCCCCAGTATGAGCCTTACAGTGACAGTATCCTATTGCGTTCCCTATGTATTTACCTGTTATTGATTTCTCTCTCATAGACAAAATCCTTGCATAATACCAGTTTTGCGACTTTAACACATTCTTTTCGGTTTTCAGTATCGGTGCATTTACCGTCTTTGTTGTATCTGCAAGTTATGAAATCGCAGTTATTCATTGTCCATAAACCTCTCAAAATCTTTCCTGCATTTCGGGCATAAGTGAATTATTTTTTCTCTTCTTCTGGAGCGTACCTCTATCTCAACAGATAAAACACCGCCTGTTAGCTCATGTTTATCTGAAATATACCCCTCAGTTTCTTCGTATATCGCTTTAAATTCTTCATGGTTCATTTTCATTCTTGTAAGCCAAATTTTATCTTGCGGGAGCCTGTCAAATTTATTGCCGCACCTATCACAAACGTACCATTCTTCTTTGTGTTTCATTGTTCACAACTCCTTAAATCGCAAATATTCATCATTCGTTATCACTTGCCGAATAGTCTGCGGTCATATTTCTCAGACTGTTCAAGTCGATTTTGACGGTCTTCATCCACAAATAGTGTATCTGGAAATGGTTCTCCCTTTATGTACATGTTGAAATATTTAGAGGCAGTAGGCACGCTGATTCCTATATGCCTTGCTGCTGCGGAAAGTGTCATCCGTCCGCTACAAAAATCTTCAAACGCTTCAAAGAATTTTCTCTTACTTATGGTTTTTACGCCTTTCGCCATTACAAACACCGCCTTTCGCCTGTTATCAGAATAACGCCAACAGAGGGATTTGAACCCCCATGTCGGATTTTAACCGACACAATGGTTTTCAAGACCACGCCGTTATAACCGTTTCGGTATGTTGGCTAATTATGGGTTTTTCAGTTTTGAGTTTAACGTCAGTCACGAAACCGCAAAAACGGACTGACGGGGGTTTGTCGATTTTTGAAGGGTAGGTTTTATATACGGTCAGTCAGCAGAACCAATGATTGCGATAAACCATGATACCGAAAGACCGCAAATGGATTCTCTCGGACTCGAACCGAGGACCGTCCGGTTATGAGCCGGATGCTCTGACCAACTGAGCTAAGAATCCAGAGTGGGGCGTGATGCCGTTAAAACGCCCCAAATATGAAGTTGGTGTTTGGTCTTGTTGCCAGTCCCCATCGGCATACAAGCCAAAAACCCACCGAGCCGTGCGATGGCTCTTAACAGGATTCCCCTAGCGGGTGAAAGGTCGTGTTATTCATCGGGAAAAATGTCCAAAAATCCGATGAAAAGCACCAGACGGGAATCGAACCCGTTTATTCAGCTTGGAAGGCTGATGTTCTGCCATTAAACTACTGGTGCATATATAAGACCCTGCGTCCGAAAATCAGCGTCTATAGCCGCCTTGTTTCTTTCCATAATCGCCGTACAGTCATGAACTAAACCGCTCAAAGGCAAGCGCAACAAACAGGGTACATATCAGAGTTTAATATCTCGGCATATAGAAAAAGTCACCACAATTCGGAATGTCTTGCCTTATGACAAGACATAATTTTTGGAATATTTCACAAGACCGCTCTGTTTTCGTATAGCGACCAAGTAGTATTCGCTCCCTATCTTTTTCTGCAATGATTTCTTTCCCGTGTCTAAAAATATCTATTCTATGAAATTTATCCTTGCCAACAGAATGCTTTCTATCTTGACTAATAATCATTATCATCATGCTCACTCCTTTGGCATATAAAAAACTGTACTTCCAGAGAATGGAAGTTCTTCATACAGGGCGTGAATATCTGCAAGAATTTCCATTGCTCGATCTTCGTTCCTATATTCTCCGAGAACAATAGACTTGAGTGTTGTATCGTTAAGGATGGCCCTGACATAATTTTTAACGACTAACAGCGATACTCCACTTTCATCAATGGAAGCTGTTCTATCTTGGCTCAAAATTCTCATACCATTCACTCCTTCGGCTCAAAATAATCACAGCCATAATCATATTCCGTATAATCGGTGTAATAGTTGCTATTCTCGTTATCGCAAGTAAAAAGCAACTCACGGTCTACACTGGCATATCTGCACTTAGCGCAACATTCTTTTTCATCATACATTTGTAACACCGCCCACTCACTCTTTCAAAGTGTAATCTTCGCAGTTATTATTGAGTCTGCAATAATAGCCTTTACAAACTACGTTTCCGTAGGTCCGCTCCTCAATAATGCAATATTCACAGTCAGTACAGGTCTCATTCGGATGATACTTTGGTCTTGTAGGAGATTTTAATTCCTCAATCTCCTTTTTCAGATTTTCGATTGTACGGTCTCGCACATCGACATCGAATTCCAAATCCTTAATTCTTCTAAATGGGTTTATGCGAAACATCTTTGTCACTCCTTTGTGCAGATAGGGGCTTTTTGTTTTTGCGGATATTTGTGGGACTAAGTAGGGTCTTTTTCTAATCCCATCCAGACCCCCACCCCCGTCCATTCTCAACGGCGGAATCATCCAAGCCGCAACAACCGCTGTTCATCCGCATTGGCTATAATTTTCTATATTTATTCGCAAAATGATAGTTATGCGAATAGTTTTAAATCAATATCTTGTGTCAAGCATTTATTTTAAACTAGATATTGATTTATTCGTTTCCGCTGTCCGTCAATCTGTCTGCATCTTGTGCAATTTCAACAGTTTTAACCTCGTTCAGTCTTGGAAGTTCGGCAGCCGATAGGGCGGTTCGATGCCGGTTGGCATCCGCTGTATATGGGCTTGCCCATTGATAGTGTCGGTTTAGGATTGCGATAACGCCCACCGGGTTTTGTTTCCCAGTTGCCAGCTTGTCGGAGAGGCTTTCTTGTCTATAATCAACAAGTTTTTTGTTAATCTCGAAAGGGGTTTTACTTAGTTTCTGTGTATTATTACCCCATTCTGTAAGCGTATATCTATGTATTCCTGTAAGAAAAGAAAAACCATTCAGAGATATTTCTTTATCATTAAGCATGCAAATATATATATATATATCGCAAATATGATTAACCAAATCATAGTTATAAGCATTGCAGTTGGAAGGGGCTATAGCATTATTTTTGATTATTTCATCGGATTTTAATTTTTTAATATCTGAAAATACATGCTTTTGGATATAAATTAGCGCCGCATTCCAAACGCTCTGGGATTCCTTGGACATGTCCGAAATTCCCTTTTCGGCACAAAACGAATCTAGACACGCCTCGATTTCTGAATCATAAATTTTATTTTCCATGCTCCGCGCCTCCTTCCTCGTTCCTGCCGCGGTAAATTAAAAAAGCCACAGAAAAAGATTTTAATCTCATTCTGTGGCGTGTTGGTATCTCTGTAAAAAATTGGGGTGCCGTCCTTGCCGTTCAGGTCATCCAGGGCAACGGCGTTAGCTGGATGCCTTTTAAATTCAATTTTCTTTCTTGTGGGATATGATACAAAAATTTAATCATGTTGTCAATAGGGAATTTTATTTTTTATGATTTAATCGGTTTCTGTATTTGTTTTAAGATCTAATATATTACTACGTACTTAAATTCTTTTTTAGATTTCATTCTTGAATATATTAGATTTCATTGGTTTTACTGTATGAAGTAAGATACTAGATTACATTCTTTTTAACCCCTTACAGATACAGATGCTTGTATGGGGTATCGGTGTCTAAATTAAGCTAGATTTTTCCAGATATACAGCTGTCAATTATCATCCGGAACGTATTCGATTAAATGTTCTGGCTGCATATTTAGGATTTTGCAAATATTGTTTAACGTTTTCATGCTGATATTTGTATCATTTTTCTTAATTTTACGCCATGTTTCTTGCGAAAATACCCCGTATTTAATCGCAGTGTAAGAAGTAATACCAGCTGTTTCTAATGCCTCGTAAACAGAAAATTTGAACCGAATCATGTTTATCAATCTCCTTTCTTCATTTTATATTATCATACTATTTTTGAACCACAAAGTCAATGGGATATATCTTTTTTAAGACACAAAAATATATCTTGAAAAAGATAGAAAATTGTCAATTAAAATAACCGCCATTTCTGGCGGTCAGGTTTACAATGTTTCTAATCTCGCCCTCGTGAGCATCTCTGCGCGTTTCTTTTCCTTCTCTGCGGTCTCCATTGCCATAAGCTGCGCATAGGTGGCGGCATATTCGGGATTAGATAGCAGATTGCGCCGCTCCTGCTCCTCCTGTTCTTTCCGTTCCCGTCTTTCTTCCTCCTGTCTGATTTCGTCCGTTTTCCTGTTATCGAACATGGCTTGAATATCCTCGATTGTTAGCGGTTTTAAGCCGTTTTCGGGCGTTCTGACGGGCGTTTCCGCATCGGGTATGGGATTGGTCGGTTCTGGTGTTTCTGGTTCTACAGGGGCAATCTCCGCTGTTTCTGTATCTGGTGTAGAATCTTGCATTTCTGTGGATTCTCCGCCGTTCAGCTTGTCTAATACGCATTTAACAATGAATCCGTTCAGGCTGTCCCCTGCGGCGTTCCTGATTCGTTCTTCATCCTCCTTTTTGAATCTGACAAGGGTTTTAAAATAGTTGTTCTTTTCGTATTTCGCGGTTGCCCTTATGTGGGCTTTACTTGTAGCCATTTCGCGACCTCCTTTTTTGTTATCGTGTTACTTATTATAACGATATCATAATAATGTTATCGTGTCAACATATTAGTGCTATCGTGTTAATGTTATCGTTATATATTTATAGCGATAACGATATATAATTTGCACAATAAATATATAGTGTTATCGTGTTATTTTGGCTATTATTACATATTGCAATAATAACACGTTAGCGTTATAATATACTCAAGAAGTTAAGAAAACAGCAAAACAAAAGGAGGAAATCAAAATGACAAAGAAAGATTTAATGAAAGAATTTAATGAATTACAGGAAGAAAAGAAATGCAGAATCGAAGGTATTTACTGGAATAGTAATAAAAGCAGCATCCAAAATGCGATTAACTGCTTAAAATGTTCTGATGAAATGCTTGAAAAATATTTAATCGTTGTCAGTCTTAAATATGAAAATATCGGGGAAAGGATAAAAAGCAATGGAGATTTTAAGCACCATCCGCACAACAGACTTTACGTTTTTAACACCGCAAGGGCAATTTTAGCCGATTAAGTCGAAACCGCCTTCGGGCGGTCTTGGGTAGGTCGGCAACCGTCCAACTGATGAGACAAGCCAAAGAAAAAAGAAAGGAAAGTATCACTATGTTAAAACTTGAAATCGTATTAAAAAAACTGAGAGCGGAAGGAATAAAGGCAGAATTTGCCTATTTGAGCGGAGAAAATGAGCCTATAAAAATTATTAGGGTTGATTGCGATTATTTCGGACCGTATCCGCCGAAAGAAACATTTGATATTATTAAAACTGCAAGACGTATTGCCAAAGGAAGAAAGACAGAAACAAGAGGGCATTACACAGCATTATTTATATATTGATTTTCTGGTGGGGCGGTCGGGTTTGGGATTTTGTAAAAAGGAATCCGCAGGGCTTGACGTTCTGCGGATTGGCTGTGTAGAAAAGGAGAGATAACCGAATGAAAAAAGAAAAGTTTTTCGCAGTCCGTCAGCTTGCAGGGCAAAAAAAGGAGCGTGTGCTTGCGGAAGGGTACAGGGTGGAGCGCGGAGAATTTGTTTTTTATGTCTGCGGCTCTGGTGGCTCTTGGAGCGTGACGGAAAGAAAAAGCGGAATGCTGATAGGCGTTTACGGAAAAACCCGAAAAGAATGTATAGAAAAATTACAGGCGTTCGACCTGTCAAGGCTTGAAAAATTCGACCTTGAGAAGCTGAATAAGGAAATGCTTTCTCTGCCCCTCTGCGGCTTGTGAGAGGGCGTTTTCTTTTTTTTGGCGGTTAATCGGTCAAGTGAAATAAAAAGGCGGCTTATAGGGGCGAATATAGGGCGAAAATGCATATTGAAAATGTTTTCTGTTTTTGGTATTATAAAAATGATTAAGATTTCCCAGTGGATAAAAGTGAGAAATGGCACTGCTTTATGCGGTGCTTTTTTCTTTGCCAAAAATAGGGCGAAAAATTTTTTGAAAGCAGAACCCCAAAAACCCACCAAAAAGGCAAAATATTCACAAAAAGACAAAAAATATTGCAAAAAAATTGTTAGTGTTATATGATGGAAGGACAAAACAAAAAGGAGGGTTTTATATGAAATTTCAAAGATTAAAAGACATGGTTTGCGGTGCTGTGATTGCATCAATGGTCTTGTGTTCTGGTACGGTGGCATTTGCGAAGGTGGCAAATATGGACATCCCTGTATCATTTAGCAACATCAAGATTATTGTCGATGGGAAGCAGCTTTCCACAAACAAAGAGCCTTTCACCTACAACGGAACAACCTATCTACCTGTTAGGGCGGTAGCCGAAGCGGTTGGTAAAGATGTTACATGGGATGGCGCAACAAAAACGGTTTATCTTGGCGAAAAGCCGCAGAATACCACGCAAACAACAAACAATCAGACGAAAGAATTAAGCGCAAAAGAATACTATTATGAGAAGTACGGTTCTTTTTATTATGACCTTCTGGTAACAAATAATTCTCCAGATGCGCTGAGGATTGAAAGCAATGTAGTTGCAAAGGATGCGGCAGGAAATTCTATCGGGGCAAAGTCTGGTTCTGCTCCTGTTGTCGGCAGTGGAGAAACAGCTATCTTGACACATATTTTTGATAGTGTTCCTGCAAAAACAACATATACATTAAAAACAGAAAAAGAAACATATTTCAAATCAGCAACCGCAGATTTGAAAACAACTTCCTCCAAAGCAGGGGATAAGGTTCTTGTTGCTGCTACAAACTTAGGAAACTATGATATGGAATTTGTAAAGGCAACTGTATTTTTCTTCAAAAATGGGAAAGTAGTTGGTTCTGATTACAAATATTTAGACGATAATAGCTACAAACTGAGCGCAGGCGGAACAGTTACGGAAGAATTTGAGCTATTCCCAGAAAATGAATTTGATAAGTATGAGGTATACGTTGAAGCGAGAAAATAATATTGAAAAGGAGTTTAACCATGGAAAACAAAGAAAATGAAGTAAAAAAGTGCAAACATTGCCAGTCAGATATTCCGAAAAAAGCTAAGATTTGCCCGAATTGTCGGAAAAAGCAAGGCGGTAAGTTGAAATTTATTATTGCATGGATTTTTTTAATTATTATTGCGATTGCTTTAATTGGCGGCGGAGATGGTTCAGGGAAAAAAGACGATTCAGAAAATATTTCGCCTGAGCAGTACAAGTCTGAGTGCATAGATGTTTCCTATGATGATTTGGCAAGGAAACCAGACGAATACGAAGGGCAGAAAGTGAAGTTCCGCGGACAAATTAGGCAGGTCATGAAAGATTCTGACAGTAGCACTTCCGAATATTTGATTCCTGTTACGGAAGGTGATTACGGTTTATGGGATGATAATGTGTTTGTAAAGCTCAGCCCAGACAACAAGGATGGAAAATTCCTTGAAGATGATATTGTAACATTCTACGGCGAATCAGCGGGGGAGTATAAATATACAAGTATTTTGGGGCAGTCTATAACAATCCCTTGTGTGAAAGCTGTTTACATGGAAATTACGGAATAAGGATAGAATCAAAAAAGAAAAAGAATAAAAAGCAATAGAGAATGAGCATCGCAGAAAAGCGGTGCTTTTTCTTTTGGGAATTTTAAGAAAACACTTGACAAAATGTAGCAACATTATATAATTAAATTGTAGCAACGATTTGAAAGGAGGTGGTGGAAATGTCTCCGAAATTGGGTCAAAAAATAAAGGATAATCCGAAAGACATTATGCTTAGAACGAGGATTGACAAAGAAACAATGGAAAAATTGGAGTTTTCGGCAGAAAAATTCGGAGTAAGCAAAGCTGAGGTAGTAAGAAACGGTATTGAAAACGAATACCAAAAGGCAAGGAATATTTAAAAAAGAGTAGCCCGCTTATCCGGCAAGATAAAAGGACGGGCTACTCAACACCAAAAAATCTGCTAATTGATTGGTAATCATATTTTATCATTCTTTTGCAGATAAATCAAATTCCAAAGGATGGTGAATTATATGACAGATGTTATCACAATCGAAAACACCGAAATGCAGATTAGAGAGTACAACGGCGAAAGAGTTGTGACTTTCAAGGACATTGACATGGTTCACGGAAACAAAGCCGGAACTGCAAAAAGAAACTTTACAAGGAACAAGAAACACTTTATCGAAAACGAGGATTTTATTGTTGCGACAAGGGATATTTCTAAAAGGGACAATTTGTCCCTTTTGAATATTGATGTTCCAACAAGGGGAATAACGCTATTGACCGAAAGCGGTTATTTGCTTATAGCGAAGTCCTTCACCGATGATTTATCTTGGAAGGTGCAGCGGCAGCTTGTAAACGCCTATTTCAAGGTCAGAGAGGTGCAGAAAGAGCCATATTACAAAGAGCCGCTCGCAGATGATTTCACGCCCAGAGTGCCGATTGTATCTGACTGGTACGAGCGGAACAAGGGCAGGATGTACCGACTTTGCAGAGACAGCGGAAACAGCCGCAGCTATCTTTATCATTGTATTTTGACCCGACTTTCCGAAAGGTACGATTTGGATGCAGCAAGGGAAATTTACAAGAACGAGGTCGGGAAGTATCCAGAATACCCGATTGACATTGTAAAGCACTTCCCAGAGTTAGAGCAGGATGCAGACAAAATCCTTGACCGTATCGAGCGAATGACCTACAGGTAAAAAAGGAAAGGGGGCTAATAAAAGCCCCTCAATCCTAAAATATTCGTTTCAATATGTAACGATTGCCGCCACAAGTGATGAGAGCCTTGGACAGCCCATCGTCAATAATTTCCGAATTGGAAATTTCCAGAACTTTTACCAGAGATATACCGACATTGTCGCAGATTCTAACGAACGTGGAAAGCCGCATATCTTCCGGTTCCTCATTGATGATATTATACATAGCCTTGTATGATAAATCGCACTGGATGGAAAGCTGCGCAACGCTCCACCCCTTTAGAAGCATCTCGCGGCATAACTCGGATTTAAGATTCGATATACATTGCCCCGGTTTTACCCCATAATTCACACACCTTTCTATTTTGTAGTTGAATGGAAAGTTTTGCTGAATGTTTGGCAGTCAACTGCAATGGAATCCTTCTCCCTTCTGGTATAATTAGCTTGTACCTAAAAAACAGGTACTCGCAGTTCTGGTTATTGGGCGGCGTTTGGATTGGCGTTCTCGCCGCCTAATATCTATTGTAAACCTTGAAAATAAAAAGTCTATAGCTAAAAATGTCGAAAATGTAGAAAGGGCGTATAAATTATGTTAAGAAAAAATGGAAAATATGATTTGGTAGAAGTTTATATTCGCGATATTACAAATTTCTCAAGAAAAATTAAAGATGTTGATTCTTTGCAGAGAATTTTCTATTTCATAAAATCTGTTTATCAGGAGCAAGAGGGGAGATAATTCCCCTCTTTTTTTATTCCTTAAATACAAATGTCTCGAAAAAATCACATATAAGCTTTCTGTTTTTTGCCGGTTGATTCATATATCCTATTACAATTTTTTTAAACCTTTCGTCATTTTCCGAAATGATTTTTACGGCGTTCTGATATTCTTCATCCGTACTGTCTGCCTTGCTTTCGTTTATCAATTCAGAAACACCAATCCCGAAATATCGCGCAAGTGTTCCTAACTTCCCGGGTCCGGGCATTGATTTTCCACGACACCACATATTCAGAGTAGTTAGGTTTACTCCAATGTCTTTCGATACTTCTGTTTGCTGCTTTTGGTTCAGTGCGATATACTTCCTCAGATTTTTTGAAAATATTATTTTTTGTTCTTCATCAGTCATTTTTTCCACCTCCGTTTCTTCCATTATTATAAACCATAAAATCAAAAAATTCAATAGAAAATCCAATTTATTTGGATTTTTGTTGACAATCCAATTATATTGGATTATAATAAATAAAAAACAGGAAAGGAGTTGAGAATATGCCTAAAATTTCTTTAGAAGCTGTAAGGGTAAATGCAGGCATGAGCCAGAAGGAGTGGGCAAAAAAGCTCGGAGTTTCCAACAATACAGTTATCAACTGGGAAAAAGGGAACACAGAGCCGACATTGTCGCAGGTAAGAGAAATGAGCTTACTTTCTGGAATCCCGATGGATTTTATTTTTGTGCCTGACAAATTCAATTAAATTGGATTTTAAAAATTGGAGGGATAAAATGAAACGAAGAATCTATGTTATGGATTGCGGAAATTTTATTAAAATTGGAGTTTCTACAAATCCAGAGAGACGGAAAAATCAGATTCCGCATAAGGTAAGTCAGTACTACTGTACCGAGCCGGTAGAAAATGCGTTTGAATTTGAAAGGGAGATGCACTCTCTTTATTCCGGCAAAAGAAATAAAAGCGTTTCCGGTAGAGAATATTTTGATATTCCGTTTGTCGATGCCGTAAAGAGACTTATGGAAATTACAGAACGGAAAAGAGAGGAAGATTTTTCTGATTCGCTGAATTTGAAAGTTTATTTGGTTGGTGGAGATGACAGAGTGGAAACGGAAAAAAGAATCATTCAAAAATTGAATGACCTAATCCCTAAAATGTCCGATTTTGACAAGGGATATATCCTCGGAAAAGTTGAGAGCATGGCAGAGCGGAAAAAAGAAGATGCGGAGGAAAAGGAATGATTGTAATAAAAATCATTTTAATTGTATTGCAATTTTCGTTTTTTGTAATGTGCATTGAAAACGAAGGCAAAGAATTGAGATTTTGGACTGTTTTATGGCTTATTTGCGCAATTCTGATATATGCAGTCCGTTAGCGAGGTGTTGAATATGTATGTAAATCCATTTGTAGCAGGCGTTTTCGTGACAATCGCATCGGAGATGGTTCTGATTTTCCTGTATGCCTTTTTTAATCAGAAGAAGTAAGAAGGGCAGGGATAGGAAATGTCAATCGGGTTGCCGCGTAGAACGCCAACAAATAAAAGAGTAGTAGCCTGCAATATCTGTGGTAAGGTTTGGAACATTGCAGCAACGCAGGATACCCAAAAGGGCTATTATTGCCCGGAGTGTAGCAAAGGTAGGGGTGCAAAACATGAAAATCGAACAAATCAGAGAAACAGCGCAAAAGAAACTGTTTGTAGGCAAGAAGGTTAAGGTGCTTGAGTTCGGCAAGGATAGGCATGGAGCGAACGTCCTGCGAAAAAGAAGAACAGGAACGGTAACAGGATTGTATCCATTCATCTTCACCGCCATTTTTGCAGGAGGATACACAGAGAGTTTTCGTTACAGTCAGTTCTTTGAAAGTGATGGGGAAGTGGTGAGGTTATGAGAAACTGGAAACGGACGTTTTTCTATATCCGCCGTGGTTTGATGCGTTGGGCGGTGGTATTCTTCGGGACGCTACTGGCGCAGTGCGGATTAGTATGGATTCTGGAGAACCCCGACAGCAGGATGATGTTTTATCTGATTTCGGGCACGATGATTGCCTTTGCAATCAGCAGTTTGTTCTACGGAGGACAGGAAAAATGAAAAAGCCTGTATGCGATTTCAACTGTTTTGAATGTCCGCACCCAGATTGCATCTGTGATGATTTTTCGCGTAAGGAGTATGTAACGGACGCTGAAATCAACAGAATTGCAGGGATGACGAGAAGCAAAACAGGCTTGAGAAAAAAAGAATACCTCAGAAAGTATTATTCAGAACGCAAAGAATATGCCAAAGCATACCAGAAAAGCTATTACGAGAAAAACAAAGAGAGGATTCGCGAAAAGGCTAGGGAGCGTTACCGAAAGAACAGAGACAGATACATAGCAAGCGTGCGAGCCTATCAGGAGAGCAATAAGGAGAAGGTCGATGCCTACAAGAAAGAATACTCAAAAAAATATAAAAGACGAAAAAGGGAGGAAAGAGAGAATGAAAAACGGCAGAGAATTGACACCAGAGAATGAGTTGCAGGAGCTTTGGGAACTGAACGGCAGGGTTAAGGCGGTCATTGCGTATCTGAAAACAGATAAATTTGTGGATGCCGAACAAATCTTGGCTATGCTTGCTGGAGGTGATGATGATGGCTTACCCATGCAGGACAGGGATAAAGACTGAATGTGACAGCTGCGGATACTGCGAAAAAGAGCAGGAAGAATGTCCGCACTGCCAAGAGACGCAATACGAATACTTTTATAGAAGGGATGACGGAGAAATCGTTGGCTGTAGCGAATGTATAGAAAGGATGTGGAGTGATTGACGGAAGTGTTATTGAAAAAAATCAGTCTTAAAAACTACATGGGGGCTGAAAATGTAGAGGTTGACTTTTCCGAGAAAACGGAAATCAGAGGTAAAAACCGTTGCGGCAAGTCTACACTAATGAACGCCTACTTTGATGTTATGACAGGGAAATTTGCGAATGGTGCCGCACCGAACAATATTTGCCCTGTGGATGAGAACGGAGAAGAAAAGCCTGTCAAGGAAATAGAAAGAGCGGTTACTTTGGAAATCAACGGAATTGAACACGAAATCAGAAAAGTGACTAAAAGAAAGTATCGTAAGGGCGTTTTTATCGGAAATGAAACTGTTTATATTCTTGATGGCGTATCTGCGAAAGCAGCGGAAGTCAATGATTTCTTGTCTGGTATCGCACCGCCAGAAACGATTGCAATGTGTTCCAATGCGTCTGTATTTTTGTCGACCTTGAAAAAATCGACTGCGGATGCCAGAAAAGCCATTGAGAGCCTTTCTGGGTTCGATGTGGAGCGTTTTTGCAAGGAAAATGCAGAATGCCAGAGCATTTACGAAATGACCGCAGGAAAGAAAACGGAGGACGTATTGAAGCAACTGAAAAAACGCCTTTCTGTCGAAAACGGAGAACTGGACAGGCTGAATGTTGAATTGGACTACGAGCAGCGCAGACTTGACAGGTCGGATGATTCTGATTTGCAGAAATTGGAATCCGAGAAAGCGGTTATTATCGGAAACATTGATAGTATGGAGAACCTGAAAGAAACACTGAATATTTCAATCGACAGATACACTTTCCTGCTTTCACATATCGAAAAACTCAAAGGCGAGTTATCCAAAATCGAAAAGGAGCAGACAAAAACGCAAAGGGAAAGAATCGGTGCTATCAATGAAGAATTGGCTGTTCTGGATAAGGAAATTTCAGAAAAATCAGCGGAGTTGACCAAAAGAAATACAAAATTGCAGGATAACAAAATCTTTCTTGCCTTAAAAGATAAGGAGTTGATGGATTTGGTAAAAGAACGCCTGCGGCTGAAAAATGCTGATTTTATCGCAAGTGGCGTGTGTCATGTTTGTGGGCAGCCTTTGCCAGAGGATAAAACAGAGGAAGATAGAGAGCAATTTGAGAAAGAAAGCGAAGAAAATATCCGGCTTACAGAAAGTGCTATTTCCTCTGCGGAATCCGAGATTGAGGAAGTTGGAGAAAAACTCAGCCTTAATTCCAAGAAAATCGAAAAATTGACGGCGTTTATTTCCGATAAGAAGAAACGAGTAGAGGAAATTTCCTCTGAAAAAGAAAAAATATTTTCCGATATGAAATTTTCTGGAACGGAGGAATACAAAAGGACTTCGGAAGAATTGGAAAAATCAGAAGCAGAAGCAGCAAGGCTTTTTGAATCGACCGATTTATGGCGGCAGGTAACGGAACGAATCAGCAGCTACAAGGCTGACCTTTCACAGAAAGAATCTGAAATCAAAGCTATTATCAGAGATACCGAAAATACAGAAAAACGAATTGATTCGTTGAAGGAATCCGTTAAGGAACAGGCGCAGAAAATAGCGGACGTTGAACGCCAGATTGATATGTTGCAGGATTTCAGCATTGCTAAAAATGTAGCTCTGGAGGATATGGTAAACAGGAAATTTGAGTTTATCAAAATAAAAATGAGCGAAGAAACATTGAGCGGAGATATTAAGGAAACTTTGAGAATCAATGTAAATGGCGTTGATTACTTTAATGGATTGAATCACGGAGACAGAATTCTTGCGGAAATTTTCTTGTTAAAAGGATTGCAGGACATGAACGGAATCAAGCTGCCGATTTGGATTGACGATACAGAATCATTGGACGAAAACAGGATTCCAGATGTAAGCCGCCAGTTGATTGTTATTCGCAGGACAGATGATGAAACTTTGAAAGTATGCAATGGGGAGGAATAAAAATGGGAATGAAAGGATATAAAGGTTTTCGTAAAGGGCTTATTTGCAAAGACAAGCAGTACGCAGAGAACACGATTTTTGAAGAAAGCGAAGCTAATATTTGCGTGAACGGCATGCACTTCTGCAAAAATCCTATGGACGTACTTGAGTATTATCCGTTAATTGATAATAACGGCGAAATGTGCGAATTTGCGGAAGTAGAGGCATTGGACGAAACTCTTACAAATGACGAGAAGAAATATTGCACGAAGAAACTAAAAATTGGTGCAAGGTTGTCTTTAGCAGAATTTATTAGGGCGAGTTTTGATGTGACATATCGGCAGATTAAAGAAGAAGTTGAGAGTGTTTCTGACAAAGAGAAGAGCGGAGACAACGCCACACTGGCAGGCGGAGACAACGCTAAACTGGCAGGCGGAAACTGGGCTAAACTGGCAGGCGGAGACAACGCT